GACCAATAGCACACGCAAGCTCTCAGAGCTGGTACCGTGGGAGCGAAACCCGCGCCAGATCCGCGAGGCCGGAGCTGGTCGTCTGGTCGAGTCGATGGACCAGTTCGGGCAGATTCACGCTATCGCCATCGGGCCGGATAACGAGATCTACGACGGACACCAGCGCAGCTTCGTGTGGGCAGCCTGCGACCGCTACGGGCCAGAGTACGAGGTCGATGTGCGGGTGGCGAGCAGACCGCTGACCGAGGCGGAGCGTGAGAAGCTCGTCGTCTACCTGCACTCAGGGGCCACCGGCTCTTGGGACTGGGACCTGATCAGCGGGTGGGAGCCTGCAGCGCTCAAGGACTGGGGGCTGGACGAAGGCCAGCTGCGCGGCTGGAACGATGACGCGGCGAATCTGGCGCTGATGATTGACGCTGAGACATATGCCCCTTATGGCGACACGTCCACAGACCGAGACGGGCAGGGTGTTTCGTCAACATGGGACCAGGTGAAGTCTGCCGAGAACGGGAAGGTTATCATCGGGCCTATTGAGTCCCGCTTGCCCGCTGAGGTTATCGAGATGTTGCAGCGGTGCGTTACCACGGCGTTCGAGCTTAACGATACGCCGGTATACGAGACGCTAGAGGCAGTAGTAGTTGCGGGAGTGAGGGCTGTTGAAGGTTGCGATAGTTGACACAAACTATACCAAACGCAAGCACTGGGGCTTAGCGGCTTCGTGGTTGCGTTGGGAGATAGGGCAAGCCGACGGCGTGACGGAGGTTGAGCCGGAGGCGGCGGATTTCCTGTTGTGCACTATCAGCAGTCAGCAGGGGGTCAGCAGATTGCGCGGCGAACTTCGCAGCATTCGCAACAAACACGCGAAGGTGATATTGGGTGGCGGGGGATGTTATGCGCCCGCCGTGTTTGACCCGCATATTGACGTGGCGTGCGTTGGCGAAGGTTCACGCTTCATCCGCACGCTACTCGCAGACGGCTATGACGCCGCCCTCGGCTTGCCAGAGGCTTGGATACCCGGCGATGCCCGTGAGGTCGTGCCGTTTGAGGGGTTCCCGTGGGAGTGCCCGCCGCTGAACCACCCAGATGGGACCGTGCGTGTATTCGGGGCACGTGGGTGCAAGTACCGGTGCCTATTCTGCCAGACCGGGTGGGAGATTGGATACAGGCCAAACCCGGACGCTGCGCGCCTGCAGGCGCAGATTGACCACCTCGAGCGCATCGGACGCCGCATTGCAGTCATCACGAACGACGGGGCCGAAGAGCAGGCGCGGGTGCGAGGACAGCAAGAATTCGTGTCAATGCGCCTTCAGAATCTACGCAAGCACATGCCGATGACCCGTCGTGATACCAAGTCGGTGCGAATTGGCGTAGAGGGGATCTCGGAGCGATTGCGTATCGCTGTCGCTAAGCCGGTCCCTAATGACGATCTACTGCGTATCACGTTTGATCTGATGGCGAATGGCGTAGGCGTACGCTGGTTTTTCATCCCCGGCTTGCCGGGAGAGACTGATGAAGACTATGGGGAATTGCGCTATCTAGTGCGGCAGCTCCACAAATTGCCAAAGGGTTGCGTGATGATGAACTTCCATTCGTTCATCCCGCAACCAGCCACGCCGCTGGGCGTACTGCCGTTGGTTGACGATTACTGGGAGCGGTTTGATGAGTTCCGGCGCTGGTTTTTCGATGGGCCTGGATTCACGCGGCGCGTGCAGATTGTAGCGCCAAATCAGTACAAATCACGATTGCGCCGGGCGTGTGAGAGTATGGCGGCAACAAAGGCGGAAGTGAGACGCGGCTGGTTCGAGCACAGCAATCCCAACTGGCGCATACGCTACTTGATGAATGCCGATGGACTACGGCGGGTAGCACGACAGTATGCGGTGCGTATTGGGGCTGCCGCGATGACCAACGGCACGCCGGAGCTGATGGAGTGAGTTTGCACCAAGGAGTTAGCTGATGGCAGCGCCTAAGCGTACTGCATTCCAGATTGAGCGGGACCGGCGTGATATTGCCGACCTGTATCTGCAAGGCTGGACACAGCAACGCATAGCGGACAGCATCAACACGGACGCGGCGCGCGGCTATGAGTTGACACGTCAACAGATCGGCTACGACCTCAAGCGGATTCAGGAGGCGTGGCGCGAATCGGCGCTCATTGACATCGATGAGGCCAAGGCCCGCGGGTTGGCCAAGGTGGACCGATTGGAGCGCGAATACTGGGACGCCTGGGAGCGCAGCTGCGAGGACGTTGTGACAGTCAGGGCAATGGGCAAGCAGCCCGCCAAGGGTGAGAAGGGCAAGCCCGACCGGGTTACACGAATCACCAAGAAACAGGATGGCGACCCGGCATTTCTGCGGGGCGTGCAGTGGTGCATCGAGCGGCGGTGCAAGATCATCGGCGTGGACGCACCGAGCAAGAGCGAGCTTAGCACCGCTGGCGGTAGACCGCTGGTGACGATCATTGAATATGTGAACGATTGGCGGCATCCCGATGCGGATTCGACTGCCTAGCCCGCACGTCGGGCAACAGGCTGTGCTCACGCAGGCGCAGCGCTTCAACTTTCTGAGCGCCGGCAGGCGTTGGAGGAAGACGACGCTGGGAATGATGGTGGTGGTTGAGGCCGCTGCCCGTGACGGCGCATTCATTGTGTGGGGCGCGCCAACATTCGACCAGGTGCGCATCGGCTGGGCAGAGGCGCGGCGGGCAGCGCCGGATGCAGAGTTCAAGCTCTCAACAATGACAGCGACCTTTCCGAGTGGCGGCATGATTGTCTATCGCAGCTTGGACGATCCCGACAACGCACGTGGGCATACTGCCGACGGCGTTGTTATTGATGAGGCCGGAGATGTTGCGGAGCGTGCGTGGTATGAAGTACTGCGACCGATGCTGATTGACACGAACGGATGGGCCTGGGCCATCGGCACGCCAAAGGGGCGCAACTGGTTCTGGCGTGAGTACGTCGCAGCTGGGGACCGGGACGATTCTATGCGCTGGCAGATCCCCACGAAGGGGTGCAAGATCGTTGACGGTGGGCTAGTGCGGGTGCCGCACTCCTACGAGAATCCTGACATACCGTGGTCAGAGATACAGCAGATATTCTCCACATCGCCGATTGATACATTCAGGCAAGAGATTATGGCTGAGTTCCTAGAGGGCACCGGTGTGGTCTTCCGCAACATCGCGGCGTGCCTGCACAACGAGCGGACCGTGGTGGGCCATCACCGGGCGCATCGGGTGGTGATGGGCGTTGACTGGGGCAAGCAGGCCGACTACACTTCGCTGTCTGTGGTGTGCGCAGATTGCGGGCTGGAGCTGGCGCTGGATCGATTCAACCAGATTGACTATGCTTTCCAGCGGGAACGACTCAAGGCACTGGCCGATCATTGGCGCGTTGACGATATCCTGGCCGAGGCGAATGCGATGGGCACTCCCATCATTGAGCAGCTACAACGCGACGGGCTGCCGGTGCGACCATTTATGACGACGGCGACCAGCAAGCCGCCGCTGATCGAGTCGCTGGCGCTGACCTTCGAGCGTGAGGAAGTGCAGTGGTTGGACGACCCCATCGCGACGATGGAGCTGGAAGCCTATGAGCGCATAGTGAGTCAGGCGACGGGTCGTAGCAGCTACAGCGCGCCCAAGGGCCTACACGATGACACGGTGATCGCGCGGGCATTGGCGAATCGCGCACGGCTGGAGGCGACGACGGGCGGGGTGTACGTCTACTAGGGGGCTAAATGATTGATCTCGATCTAGTCTACGCGGCGTATCAGGCAGACGAGGAGCGCACGCGCCAGAAGAACATCGTCGTGGTCCGCGATTACTACGAGGGCGACCACAAGACGAAGCTGTCCAAACGCCAGCGGGAGTTCGTCGGCTACAACCTGGACAAAGAGCGATTCGCCCTCAACTATTGCGCGCCGGTGGTGGATGCTGTGGTAGAGCGAATGATCGTGACCGGCTTCCTGAGCGATGATGAGGACTATGCCGCGTGGTGCTGGGACGTGTGGCAGCACAACCGGATGGACGCCAAGCAGCGGGACACGCATCAGCAGGCTGTCAATGAGGCCGAGTCGTTCGTGTTCGTGGACTGGCCCGAGGGCGATGACTTCCCGACGTTCACCCCGCATCCGCGCTACACCGACCGCGAGGTAAGGGGCACCGGCTACGGCTGCAAGGCGCACTATGCGCAGGGCGATCCAAACCAGGAGCTGGAGGCTATCAGCAAGCGCTGGTATGAGAGCTACCAGGACGAGCATGGCAACAACAAGACCCGCGAAAGGATGAATATCTACTACCCGGACCGCATCGAGCGCTGGGAGGCCATGACCGAGGGTCGCTATCACAACAGCGGATGGGTGCCATTCGCAGATGATGACGGCGATTCCACGATTATGCGGGTTGACGGATCAGGCAAGCCGTTGGGTATCCCCATCGCGCACATTCGCAAGCCGGGCACCTACGAGTTGTGGGACGCGATCCCGTTGCAGGATCTCATCAACAAGACGGCGCTCGACATCATCGCCACGGCGGACGCTTGCGGGTTCCCGATTCGCCTGACATACAAGTGGACAGCAACGACAGACGGCAAGAAGCCCGAGGACGACGGCGGTAACTATCTAACGCTTACGCCCGGTGCGTGGGTACATGTTGGGCCGAATGATGCCAAGACCGAGGTGCTCCCGCCCGCCGACCTGATCCCGATGCTGGCGGCGCTCGATTCGTACATCATGAAGCTGGCGCAAGTGACCGACACACCCGCTGCCCGCTTCCAGATCACGGGGCAGATCGCTGCCGAGGGCACCCTGAAACAGCAGGAGAGCCCGCTGCTGGCCAAAGTGCGGGCGTACAAAACGCTCATTGGCAACGGCTGGGAGAACCTGTGCGAGATTGCGCGCAGACTGGGCGCGGAGCACGGCGTCACGTTCGGCGACGATGCGACGGTAGAGACGCAATGGGAGCCGTCAGAGACACGTGACGAAAAGGTGGAGCTGGAAACGCTAGAGATCAAACAGCGGCTAGGCG